TCACGTTCAAGTGCTTTCCACGGAGTTTCATCACCTTCGGCCATGCCTCCTACAAGTCCCCACTGACCAGCAGTTTTTGTTTTAGTACGTTCTAGGAATAGAAATCGTTTGGTATTGCGGGCATAAAATAATGCTCCACTACAAACTATATTTTTGTCTTTTAAAGTACTAGTCGCCATTGCCCTTTTACGTATTCACCTTCATAACTTTTTAACCAAGCACCTTGATCGTTTGTAAATCGATACTGAATGCCCGTATATGTATTAGTTATGTATACAGGGTCTTGGGCCACACTAGAATCGGCACGTTCTTCGTTTGCACTACTGTCAAAAGTAATTTCCCATGCTGTGCCATTCCATGTAATAATATCATTTGCGGCACCGACTAATTCATCTTGCCAAGCAAATGTATTTGGGTTTGGATCTGTAAGCAACAAATATCTGGTACCTGCTGTTAGTGTTGCTGTTTCTGGATTAAAAGTAGTAGGGTCTATAATAGCATCTACAGTGCCTCTACTTGTTGTACTGTCACTTAGAATAGTGTTTTGTGGAACAGTATCACTATCAAAACTTAACACAATTTGTGTATCATCTGTAGGATTAACACTTGCAGTAGCAACAATTTCCGAACCGTCTGCTTTTGATAATCGTATTGTTGACAATCCTGCTCTAAACTTGCCTGGATATTGATCCAATAACTTAAACCAACTGACAGGTTCTCCAGTTCTATCAAAGTTGCCTGCTGTGGGTTCTGATACTCCTTCTCCTGGAGATAAAAGTCTTGCAGTGTTGTTTAAAACTAACAAACCAAAATTCCCTGGAGTAACATTTACAGTAGCCATTGGATTAACACTGTCAATAATACCGTCACTGATACTTCCTGATTCGTCAAACACGCTCATCACAATCTTTTCAATAACACCTAACTGTTTAACTTTTGCAGGTGGTGTAATCCATATAGGCATTGTGAATGTAAGTTCGCCGATATCAATTTCTGTATCAACGCCTTGTGGAATAGTTCTTGTTGAAAAGTTTACACTTGCTAATTCAATTAAACTTAAACTGGTCCAATCAATATAGTTTGCTGTGCTTTGAATTTCTAAACTAGGATTAAACAGCACCAACATCTGTTCCATAATTTGCAATTTTTGGTCTGTGTTTGTTGACCATACATCGCATTTCATTTGTAAATTAAATGGAACTGGCATAATGCGTTCTACAGTATAGCCAGGACCTTGGCTGTCTAAATATTCGCCTGTTGCTTCGTCAAAATCTCTTTCACGTAAATGTACTTTACTAACGTGTGTTGGATTTTGTACTCTGTCACGTGCATAGTCTAGTCCTGTGATATAACAACTAATACGAGGTGCACTAATAACTTTGTTTTCTGAGTTATCTCTAATAATGTGTGCAACCTGACGTGTTAGATTACCATAACTTGTAGGAATCTTACGAAGCGTACCTGCTGAATCTTTGTAACTGAAGTTACTCATAACACGAACAAACTGTGTTACAAAACGTCTTATTTGTCCATCATAAAAATGTTGCATTAGTTATCTGCCTTAGGTTTAAGTGCTTGAGACAGAGCCTGTCTTTCCTCAACCTCTTTACCGTTAATTGTATTTTTGTTTGTGTTGTTAACAAACGTACCTAGTTGTGATCTAGCATTGTCGCTTGTCATAGGTTCTACTCTAACACCATCTTCAATTTTCACCCATCTACTCCTGTTATATCTAAACAGTCTATTTGGAAAGTAATCTGTTCTTAAAAAATATTCACCTTCGCTTGCGGCTTGTGGGAACTGTGAACCAAAACTGTAAGGAGCACCGTTTAGTGGAGCACCATCGCCTGTTAAATATCCTACATAAAAATTAGCATTAGGTGTTTTAATTACAGCACTAGCATCAATTTTAGCACTGTCTACAGTTACATCTGTTGCTGAACCGTCTTGTGTAAGCACATTACCGTCTGCATCAGTTGGTACTACAAAGTATTGTTTTGTGTCATACCCACTAATAACAGGTTGATTAGGATCGCCTGTAATATCTTCGTTTGCTTGATTAAGAACTGCTTCGTTAATTTGCATTTCTTTTTCATAAGTTGAAAGTACATCACGTATTGTTGACCCTGTACCTTCTCCTGAATCCTTATCAAAAATCTCTTTAAACTCTTGGCTATCGAGTATCGGTTTACACTTTGCTCTAAGCAAGTGCGGATACCACGTTTGTGAAAAGCCTTCGCTTGGACGACTTACATCTTCAATTACATAAAAACGTTTTAGTGATACTTGATAATCATTAAGTGCATAATCGTCTTTTAAGTGCGGAAGTTCTAAAACATCTCCGCTCATTAATTTTCTGCCCAAGTTTTCTACACTGCTATTCATATGGAATGTTATAAAGATAGTGTCGTTTTGTAAGAACATACCAAACTGGCTTAGATCAAAGTCTAAGTCTTGTACGTTGTATATTCCTCTAATAGTATAAACATCATCTGAATACTTACGATCTCTGTTTTCTAAAAACAACAAATCTTGTATTTTAGTCTCAGGTATATCGTTTGTTCCATACGGTTGACTAGGTGTGCTTGCATCAACACCCGGGTCAACTGGTCCTTCATATTTGTGTACAAATATGTCTGTACCGCCTACCTGAAAAGATTCATAAATGTTCTTATCAATAAAGCGATAGTCCGCTGATTTTTCTGGTCTGTATAAACTAAGTCTTGGCATCGTAATAGTATTTATTGAATAAATATGAGTAACGGAGAAACTGAATACTATGGCACAACTTACAATTAACACCGGTACAAGTGCAGGAGCAGGCGACGGAGATACGCTTTACACTGCCTTTAACAAAATTAACACCAACTTCACAGAAGTTTATAGCAAAATTACAGTTTTAGAAAACGGAACTATTGCAGTTGCTGGTGCTGTAAAAGGCACAGTTGTTGGTGATGACAGTACAATACTAGTCGACGGTGTTAGTTCGAGCATTAATTTAGACGGTACTGTAAAAGGTAATATTATCCCAGATGCCGACGAAGCATATGACATAGGTAGCAGTTCAAAGAAATTTAAAGATTTATATCTAAAAGGTACAACAATTAATTTAGGTACCCAAACTATTTCAGCAACAGGTAGTGGCATTACAACTTCAGGAACACTTACAGCAACAGCAGTTACAACAACAGCACCAAGTACACTGAGTGGTACATTTACAGGTGATGTTACAGGTAGTGTATTTGCTGATGATTCAAAATTATTAATTGACGGTGTGAGTGGTTCTATTCCTGCGGCAAACTTAATAGGTGCGTTGCCTGCGATTGACGGTTCGGCACTGTCAGGAGTATTAACAAGTTTATCAGGTGCTGTTACTGTTAAAAATATATCTGATCTTGGTAGTAATATTCTTCCAGAAGGTGATACAATGACCGTAGATGCGTTATCAATTAAGATCGAAAACGGAGATGGAGTCAGAGCACTAGCAGGAGAAAGTGAAATATTTTTTAAGTATAGTCATCCAACATTAAGCACTGATGTTTCAGCGAGTGCTCATCACTCAGCAGTTTATGCACAGAATGTTTTTAGCGGTAAGACTACACTAGCAAGCGGAAATACTACATGGACACCAATACTTGCACCATTCCAAGTTGAAGGAGATCAAATATCGTTTGACGTTGTTGATCATACTAATTTTAAAATGTATAGAGTCATTGCTGTAGCAAGAGACTTTAACGACGGCGGCGGACAACTTGGGTCTGTCATAGCAACAATACAAACATTGAAGTAGGTTAAATAATATATATGAGCAACGATTTAGAAAATAAGAAGCAATCACTCTTTAACTACGTTCGTACATTGCTAGGCGATGGAATGATCGATGTTGAACTCGATCCAAACCATTATGAAGTAGCACTGGAAAAGGCATTAGGCAAATATAGACAACGTGCTGAAAATGCTGTTGAAGAATCTTACATGGTGCTTGAACTACAAGAAGATACAAACGATTACATTCTTCCAAATGAAGTAATTGATGTAAGAGAAGTTTTTAGACGCTCAATTGGTTCTAGAACCGGCGGCGGTGATGGTGGAACACTGTTTGAACCATTCAATCTAGCCTATTCAAACACATACTTGTTGAGTTCAACACAGATGGGCGGACTTTCAACTTATTATGCTTTTGCTGGCTATCAAGAACTAGTAGGCAGAATGTTTGGTAGTTTTATTAACTTCAAATACGAGCCTGTAAGCAAAAAACTTACAATCATGCAACGTCCAAGATCAGATGAACAAATCTTAATGCAAACATATAATCATCGTCCGGACTTTAATCTACTAAGTGATCCATATGCTGGGCAATGGCTAAAGGATTACACACTTGCTGTTAGCAAATACATGCTTGGCGAAGCACGATCAAAATTTGCAACCATATCAACACCACAAGGCGGCACTTCACTAAATGGCGATGCACTTAAAGCAGATGCGACAGCCGAAATGGAGAAACTGGAAATGGATTTGGCAAACTACGTTGATGGATCTAAACCATTATCGTTTGTTATTGGCTAAATTCTACTTGACTTTCCACATCAATG